GCGGCGGCGTATGCGGCGCGTGCGGCGTATGCGGCGAATGCGGCGTATGCGGCGGATGCGGCGTATGCGGCGGCGGATGCGGCGGCGTATGCCCGCGAAATCTCCGTCGCGCTTGTCATTGCTGAAATTGATCGCGCTGAGGATGAGGCCAACCATGCCGCTTGATGATCGCGCCGCGCAACGCCATACCTGGCAATACCGCGCCATTGAAGCTACCCGTGGCAATCAAACGCTCTTGGGCTCCATCCTGATTGCCGTGCTCGATAAGAGCCATATGGTGACGTGTAAGCGTTTCGGCCGCGAGGCTGAGATCGACCAGGGCGGAACCGTTTGGGCGCCGTATCAGGACGCCAACGGCAAGCTCCATGCACAAATGCAGGTGTGCCATGTGCAGGACATGATCGCCGGCTTTCGCAAGCTCGCAGACAAGCTCAAGCTTAAAGACAGCGAGCGCGTTGAGATGTTCCAAAAACTGCGGCAATGGGTTGTGCGCGATGCCCGCATTGTCAAGGAATGGACTAAGGACAGCGTGCCCGTCATAGATCCGAAAAAGCTCCACTAACACAAGGGACAGAAACATGGCTGAGAGAACCAAGTGCTACGAGATCATCATCCCGGCTCAGGTTGGGATGCAGTCGTTTTCCGAAGGCTGCGCCAAGGTCCGCAACGCGATGGCCAAGCAAGGCGTTGGCGGCTACGTCGAGGTCCCGCTGGCCCAGCGCGTGATGGAAACGCCGATGGGTTCACGCGCCAACCACGCCGTTTATATCTACCGCGTGGTTGCCGGCGATGAAGCCTGGGCCTCGATCGCCGCGGTAATCGCCGCCGAGTTCTATGGCAAGGCGCCGTTCGCCGTATCGCGCTGCGGCTCGCCAGTGGATGTTGCCAATGGATGATCTAGAGAGGCTGAAGGAACTGGCTGAGAAGGCAACGCCGGGGCCTTGGTTTGTTGGCATCGCAGACGAACCAAGGCGAGGGCCTGTTGATGCTGAATACAAAGCGCCTGGGTACTACGACAACATAGGAGTCATTTCCTCAACTAGCGGGGGCACGGCTGTTGGTTGTAATGAGTACAATGTATTTAGCGATTTAGGTACCGCCACCTACATCGCCGCCGCCAACCCTGAGGTCGTGCTTAAGATCATCGCGCGTGTCAGGGAGTTGGAGGCCAAACTTTTAGAAGAATCCGCTCGCGCCGATGACAACTACAGAAGCTTTGATCGCGTCAGGGAGAAATACAGCAAGTCCGTACAAACCCAGCGCACGCCGGGGACGGTGGAGGTGTGCACGACATGCGACGAGAGCCGGGGACAAGAGGCGCTCGTTGACTGGCGCGAATGCCCGCAACCAAAGTGCCCCATTAAACGCTCTGGGATCCACTCCCCATGACAGACACAAAGGCAGCGATTAAATCGGCGCTGGAGCACGCGATTGAAGATCGGCTTAGTTTCTTGGACAGCATAAAGAAAGTGACCGATATGGATGATGTAAAGGAAAGCACGCGCGAGAAGATACGAGCGTGGCGTAAAATCCTGAAGCGCCGTTATGGGTCGTCTGACCTTCCACATGATGAGGCGCTTAAAGGTGCGAAACTTGTTCCGGCGATAGAGCCATGACCCCCACCCCAAGCCCGGAGGAGAGATAGATATGGCACTGGTATTTTGTATCGCGGTCGGACTTCTAGTTTTTGTCATCGGAACCGCTGCGGCCATTGTCCATTTGTGGGGACTGGCACCCTGGCAGCACGATATGTGGGCAACGGAGCACCCGAAGGCCAAGAAGCTGAAGCGCAAGCTCTCCAAGGCCGAGTACGACGCGCTGCGCGTGAAGTGCGAAGGCTGCGGGGTTATGTATCACCCAGACTGGGGACGGTACTGTGATTATTGCACCGGAGCCGGATAAGCCATGACCCCCACACCAAGCCCGGAGGAGAGATAGATGTGGCTTATGGCCCCTGCATCGCTTTTGGGCATTCTCGCCCGCCGGCTGGCTTTTAGCTGTCGCGTGGAATGCCACTGAAATTATGGGCGTATCAATGCCGGGAGCAGGATGGGCTTTCGGCGTGATTAGTGGATGTAAAGGGAGAAAGGTAAGACCATGACACCACAACACTACATCGCGGCGAACACGGCCGGCTTCACCGGGTTCCGGGATCTAATCGTGGACACCGCCAAGCGGGCCCTCACCCTGCGGAACGCCAGCGGCATCAGTACGGCCGAGCTGTCCAACCTGCTATGGCCCACGCACCTGGCTCACGGCACGCAGATCGACGTTCGCAAGAAGATGGTGGATGTCCTGCTCAAGTGCGCTCAGAAAGAGCTGAGCATGTGCGCCCGCCGCGGGCCGGTCACAGGCCATGCCTACGGCCACGCCAAACGCCCTTGGCTCTGGTCCGCACCGCCGGCCGAGAAAGCAGCGCCGGAAGAAGATAGTTTTAGCGAACTTAGCGTTGCCGTTTTGCGAGAAGCCACGGATGCTGAGATCGCTGGCATCATCTCACAGGCGCCCGGCGGCGAGTACCTGTCAGGCGCGCAGAAGCTCCAGATGGCGCGACACCTGCTCGACAATTTTCATATTGAAGTTGAAGCTTAGTCCTTCGCCGGCAGGTGCCACACCACGCCGGAACCTTTTGTAGTCCCGTAGGCACGAAGCTTGGTCCGGTAAAGCGCACCAAGCTTTTTGCTTACTAACCCCAAGGAGATTTGCCTTTGCTCCACAGTCTCATGTTCGACACCCTGGACAAGCTCGCCGGCGAGGACGACTGTACTGACGCCGTTCTCGATGCCGTGGGCGCCCAGCTTAACGAGCGCGGCGCCGACATTGGTTGGGCCGAACTCGTCGATGCTATGCGTCAACTCACGGTGCTCCTCCGGCGTCGTCGGGAAGAAGACCAGGCTTGGCCCGATTACGGCACGCTTGAACGTCCAGGGTTGTTCCCGTTCTTCTGCGTCCTTGTGCTTGCGTACGGCAACTTCCATGGCTTTGGTGGCGCCGACCGAACGAACCTCAAGAACGGTGTCGAAGCCTGCAAAAAACGCGCTAGAGCCTCGGGCACCCCGGCTGTCGTCTTTTCCGGTGTGGTGGATTGCTACCACGACACACTGAAATGCCTCGACAAGACTATCACAGAAACGGATGAACTTGCCGGCATCACCGGCATCGTTCTCGTTGAGCCCGGCCATGCACTTGGCAATGGTGTCCAGGATTATAATACGCGGCGCCTTGCCCGCACATCTCTTGGCGATCTCGTCGCCGAACTCCTGCATTTCGCCCTCAAGGGCAATCATTGGGGCAGTGGTGACGAAGAAATCCTCGACCGGCGCAGTGACGCCTCGCGCGATTTTCCAAGCGCGGCGGCGAGCACGCTTTATGTTCGTCTTGCCTTCAAGCGCTGCGTAGATCGCTGGCCCTGGCTTCGGCATTGCGCCGAAAGTTTCTACGTTCGCGGCAATCCCTAGCGCCATGTCCAGTGCGATGAACGACTTGCCTGAGCCAGACGGACCCACGAGCATAACCGTGCTGGCTTCCTGGATCAGATCCTTGATGACCCACTCCGGGTCCACGCCCGTGTCTTGCTCGTCTTCGTCTTCAAGATGAAAACGGGAACGTTTCTCCGGCGGCTGAGATGCGGCGAGCTGGTCGAGAGCCGCGCCGAACACTTCAGCCGCCGGAGGCACCGCCCATGCACCCGCTTCGTTTTGAGCGTATGCACTGGCGTTGCTAACCTTGACCCACAATTCATCTTCGTCCCATGGCGGGACACAATGCGGGTTCCAAATCTCACAGATCAGAGAATGCGCGGCTTCGGCAGAGAGGCCGAGGTTGATCGTCTCACATGCGAGCGCATAGGTTCGATTGTCACCGCCTTCGCCTTCGCGAGCAACTTGGCCTCTTGCGACACAATCGCGAAGAAGCGCGCGAGCGCGTGCGATCGCCGTAGGAGTGTCGCGACGATCATCCGCCGCCGCAGTTTCAACGCTGCGGCTCCGGCATACATGCACGATCCAATCTGGTACGGCAGCGATGTCTCGATCTTCAATGACTTCATAGTGCTTCCCATTGACTGCACTCGGCGCCACCAGCACATAAGATCCGACGCCGCGGGTGTCCACCTTCGTCGCGAGCTTCTGCACTGTCGGCGGCAGCTCGCCCTCGAAGTACAGGTGCCGGCCGCCGCGGGGCGTGCGGACTTCATACGTGGCCGGGACAGCCTTATCGGCCGTGGCCAGCGCCCAGGCTTCCTCGCCCTCAGCCTCGATGTCTACGACGCACCAGCCGCTATCGTGCGGGCAGGTGGCGATGTTGTAGTTGGGGTTCTCAGACCACCACGCATCTATCTGCGCCAGGTCTGTCGTTGCATCTTTGAAGCCGTTCGCCGTGGCCGGGCGTTTGCCACCTTCCTCACATGGGAACACGGGGATGCCGGCGGACGCGAACTCTTGCGCTGCTGCGTGCAATGGTGTCATGGACTTCTTGATTGTGGCTCTCGACTGTGGGATAAGGTAGCCCGCTACTTGGGGGCGTGTCAATGACCGACAATACACCCGATATTTCCGAAACGACTGACGCCAGCGGGACCGAAGATCCTTCGGGATACGCGGCAATCTGTGCGGACGATGTTCAGCTGCGTGCATTTATCGTCAAGCACTATGGCGCGGCGGCATTCGAGATCGACGGCCGCATTTTTGTTGAAAACCTCGATGTGGTTTTCTATTGGGTGCGGACTGGAAAGAAGCCGACCAAAGCGGACTGGTCGCGTCGCTTGCGTGCGATCAAAGATGAAACTCCCTAGTGGAACAGTCTCAACGCGCCCGGTGTTCTGTGGCGCATGTACGATGGAACCAATGAAGTGATCCTGGATTTTGTTCCGAAGACCGGCGCATACATCATCCGTGTGTCCCGTTCCAAAGGCGCCGACATTCAATCCCTGATGATGGAGCACGGCCTTGACCTTTCGCTTTCGGCGAGCACCCCAGGCACCGCGGTTCTGTTCACGCATGAACCATATGCCGCGGCTTCCTTTGCCGACTTCGCCACTGAGCAAGCTCGTGCGACGCTGGGGCCGATCCTCGCTGAGATCGAAGCTAGCCGTAAGATTGAGAGCGGCGCGCATATCAAGTGCCCGCCCGACCAAGAACTATGGAACTTTCAGAAGTCCGACCTTGAATATGCCCTGCGACGGCAGAACACCCTTATCGGCGATCAGCCCGGTCTCGGCAAAACTCCGGTCGCAATTTGCTACGCGAACGAAATCTCGGCCAAGCGCGTCCTGGTATTATGCCCTGCCAACATCCGACTTCAGTGGGTGGCGCGCATCCGCCAGTGGACGACGATGCGGTGGCCCTACACCATCCACGCGATCTTAAACGGTCGACACGGCGTACACCCAACAGCACAATGGACGGTAGTTTCCTATGACCTCGCACGCACAGACGCCATCGGCGCGGCTCTCGCCCGAGGGAGCTATGATCTGCTCATCCTGGATGAAGCGCATTACCTCAAGACTGTGGATAGTCGAAGAACGCGCGCTGTATTCGGCGGTGGAACTAACAGAACTTTTGACGCTCTGGCGGGACGATGCGGTAGTGTTCTCGCTCTCACGGGCACCCCTCTCCCCAATCGCCCGCGCGAAGCTTATACCCTGGCCCGCGGGCTCTGCTTCGACAGCATTGATTGGATGTCCGAAGATAGTTTTCGCTCTCGCTTCAATCCTAGTCGGATGCTTGAAAGAGAACGGCCGGACGGGTCGGTGTATCGCGTCATTGATGAACGCAGTGGACGCCATGCTGAGCTTCAAAATCGGCTGAGGTCCTACTTCATGACGCGGCACCTGAAGCGCGAAGTGATGCCGTGGCTGAAGATGCCTGTGTATGACTTGATCCAGCTCGAAGAAACCACCGCAGTGAAGCAGGCACTCCAGGCCGAGAGCTTGCTGGACATTGACCCCGAAGACCTGGAAGGCGCCGACGCTGAGATCCTGGGCCACGTCGCTGTCGTGCGGAAGCAGATGGGCATCGCGTTGGCCCCGCAGGTCGCCGACTACGTGGACATGCTGATCGAAGGCGGCGAAGAAAAGCTGGTGATCTTCGCCTGGCACATCGAAGTGCTGAACATCCTGGAGAACAAATGGCGCAAGCACGGCGTTGTTCGCATCGACGGCAGCACGTCGGCGACGGAACGCCAGCGCCGCGTGGATGAATTCAGGAAGAACCCGAAAATCCAGATCATCGTTGGCAACATTCAGAGCATGGGAGTAGGCGTCGATGGCCTCCAAGAAGTCGCATGGCACGCACTTATCGCTGAACCCGATTGGACGCCGGGCAACAACGTCCAGGCGTTCGACCGCCTTGACCGCGGCGGCCAGCGCGGCACCGTGCAAGGCGACATATTTGTTGCCCCTGGATCTTTTGCTGAACGTGTGCTGGCTTCAGCGTTGAGAAAAATGCAGACCACTCACAAAGCCCTTGACGCGCGAGTGAAGATATGAGACACACGCATTCGGAACTGGCTGCGTGGACGCAGACAAAAGCTTGGAGGGCGCGGTTCCTAGTGCGATGTATGTTACCGCACACCCCTCCTGACTTTTGAAATGCGGCCGACCTAGTACCGGAGTCCTGGGTCATTCGTACCGGACACAAAGCCGGCGGTTCTTTTAACACAAGGAGGAAGCCCACATGGGCAGCGAAATCATCAGCGGACATTTTCTTTTCAGCAAGACGGTGAAGACTGGCGACTACGAGAACGAGAAGGCGGATTGCCGTCTCGACTTCAATGTCGCCGAAGGCGACACGCACGACGCCATCCTTGAAGCAGCCGCAGCCGCGGCGCGCGACAAGGTTCTGGTGTACTTGGGCAAGAAGGCCCCGGCCGCCACGCTGCCGCCGCAGCTCCAGACCAACGGCAAGGCCGCGCTCGTGGCGGAAGCCGCCGCCAAGACCGGCGCTCCCGCGTCCGGCACTGCGGTTGCGGAACCTGCCAAGCCCGCCAAGCCACCCAAGCCTGCCGCGCGCCAAGTCGAGACCCCGCCCGCCGCGCCCAAGCTTGGGTCGGAAGCGAAAGACGCCGACGATGACATGGCGGATCTGCTCGGCGCTGCACCGGCCGAGATAACCGACGCCGAGATGGTCAAGCACATCACGGATACGAATGCGCGTATCAAGAACGCGCCGGCGCTCAAGGCCATCACCGCCAAGTACGTGGCCCATCCGGGCGGCGTGAAAGACATCCCGCAAGCGCGCCGCGCTGAGTGGATGAAGGAACTGGACGCCCTTCAACCGGCGTCCTAACGGGGCCAAGCTACCGCTGCATCGGTTTCGACATGGTGGGAGTTATTCGCCCACTGGTGCAGCGGTAGCCTCTGGCGAAACAGGGGAACGAAATGGCTTACGATCCGAACAAACCGATCACCGCTTCAAACTGCCCGACGCGCGATGCGTTGGAGAAAGATTTCACCAGCGGCAAGTATCTCAAGCAGAGCATCGGCGCACGCCACTCGCCTGAGAAAGCCGCGCGACACAAGCAGAACGTCATGAACCGCCAGCTTGGAAAGAAGAAATGAGCACCGAAGGTCTCGAAGATCTGCTGGGCACAGACGAGCCCAAGAAGAACGTCGTGCATCGCCCGGCACACTCGCCTCTCGGCGCCAGCGGCGCGGAACGATGGATGAACTGCCCCGGTTCGGCCGAACTGATCCACACCTTGGCGCTGCCGGAGACGGATGATCCCAGCTATCGCACCGATGGCACTGCCGCGCACGACGCCGCGGCCAAGGCTCTCGTGCTCGCCGGGCAGCCAGACGGCTGGGAACTGATCGGGCAAAAGTTCGGCGAGAAAGGCAAGGAAGTCGAATGCACGAGCGAGATGGCCGACGCCATCCAGGTCTACCTCGACTACTGCCGCCCACTCATGGCGGAAGCAGACGCCGCCGGCACGCGGGTGATGATCGAGTATCCGATCTCGTCGCCGGTCCACAAAGACTTCTATGGCACCTGCGACTTCGCCTGCGTGGTCAAAGGCACGGAGCACCACGGGCAAGAGAACCTGGTCGTCGTGGACTTCAAGTATGGCGCCGGCATCCAGGTCGATGCGGAAGAAAACCCGCAGCTCATGTACTACGCCTATGGCGTGCTCCAGGAATTCCCCGAGTGCGACAAGGTGCGCGTCGTCATTGTCCAGCCGCGCGGCTTCCACGCCGATGGCCCGGTGCGCGCGTGGGACACAACGGCCGAACATATCCGCACCTGGGTGGCCGAGACCCTGAAGCCCGCCATGGAGCGCGTCGAGTTCGACCACGCCCTCGAAGCTGGCAAGTGGTGCCGGTTCTGCCCGGCCAAGCTTGTGTGCCCGCTGCTCTCCGGTTTGTTCAAAGCCGCGGCGCTGGCGAACCCTGCTGAGATCGTCAACTATTCGCCCGAGGCACTGGCGCGCAGCTACGAGTACCTGGACGCGGTGAAGTTCTACACCAAGGCGCTCCAGGATGAAGCCCTCGCCCGGCTCCAGAAGGGCAAGAGCATCCCCGGCCTCAAGCTGGTTCATAAGATCGCCGACCGCGTGTGGAAGCCCGAGGCCGCCGAAGTGTTCAAGGCGAAGTTCCCGGAGAAGTACCTCACCGACCCGAAGCTGCGCTCGCCCGCCGAGATGGAGAAGCTGGGGCCGGATGCCAAGGGACTGGTAAAACAGTGGGCCTACAAGCCCGAGAGCGGCCTGACCGTGGCCCCGGAGAAGGACAAGCGCGGCGCTGTCAAGGTTGAGCTTGCGTCCGAAGTGTTTGCCGGCGCGTCACTGAACCAGGCCACCGGCAAGGCCGACGATTTCCCAGACCTGCCGGAATACTTGCGTCGGCAGCAGCGATAGGCTAGGTTGCACGAGTTCCGCCGGGTGCCCGGCATGGTAGCCTTGACATCCAAGGCATGACAGCCCTACGGGGCATTTAGGAGAAGATCCATGGCAAGCGAACCCAACCTGTTCAACCTCACGATGCCCGTCGTGATGGCACACCCGAACCTCGCCGAAGCGCGTGCGTTCAAGGCCAAAGGCAAAGAGACCGGCGAAGCCAAGTTCGGCGCGCAGTTCGTCTTTACCCCCGACAGCGAAGACCTGAAGACGATGAAGGCGCTGGCGGTCGAAGTCGCCAAGAAGCAGTGGCCGGGCCGTGACATCGCCAAGGATCTGCGCGAGAACAACTTCAAGTTCCCGTTCAGCGACGGCAACAAGATCGCCGAGAAGCGCAAGAACAAGTCCGGCAAGGACGATGCCGACTACGCTCGCGGCAAGACCGTGATCGCGGCGCGCTCGAAGTATCGCCCGAACCTCGCCATCCTGGAGAACGGCAAGCTCGTCGATCTCACCGAAGAAAACCAGGTCGCCACTCACAAGGGCAAGTTCTACTTCGGCGTGGAAGTCCTCGCCCAGTTCAACTTCCAGCCCTATGAAGGCGGCAATGGGCCGGATGGCATCTGCGCCTACCTGAACATGGTCGTGTCCACCAACCGCGGCAAGAAGATCGCCGGCGGCGGGAGCGTCAGCGCCTCGGCCACGTTCTCCGGCTACGTCGGCCGCGCCACCGATACCGACCCCACCGGCGGCGAGCCGATGGAGAACGCCGACCCGAACGAAGACTTGAGTGGACTGATCTAAGAGCTGCCGCTGGGTCCGGGCATAACGGGCGTAGGCGGACGCGAGGCCCCCGGTGTTACCCTCCAAGTCGCCGGGGGCCGACCGCGACACAAAATTGCGTGGCTTATCCCGCCGCGTGTATCGCTGATCCACAGTATCAATAGCATACTATGAGCCCCAAGGTCCGCATTGTAGACGCCGACTTTGAAACGTTCTCCGGCTGCGACCTGCGGGTGGCGGGCGCCCGGCGCTATGCGGAAGACCCCACCACTGAAGTCCTATGCCTGACGGTGCGCGAGAGCGGCACGAAGGTGCCTTACCTCTGGGTGCCGGGCATGGACATATCCACGCTTGCAGAACTGGCCACCAATCCTCGCGTGATCTGGGTTGCTCATAGCGCCATGTTCGAGAAGTCCATCTGGCGCTGTATCATGATGCCGGACCACGGGCTGCCTGACATACCAGACGAACGCTGGCACGACACTCAAGCCACCTGCGCCATGCGCGGCCTGCCGCTGGACTTGGAACGGGCCATGACGGTACTGCGCCTGCCGTCCGTCAAGGATGCTGAAGGTCGCGCACTCATCAAGGCTGTGCAGAAGCCGACGAAGAAGACCAAGAAATCGAAAGGTGGCAACTATGATCTCGTGCGTGACCCGGAAGTCCTTAAGCGCATCTACCAGTATAACGCCTCCGACATCGCCAACACCACCGACCTGCGTGAGAGACTTGGATGGCTTCCGCCTGGAGAGCGTGCCGTGTGGCTTCTCGACCAGAAGATCAACCAGCGAGGCGTCGCGGTTGATCTTCAATTTGTCGCGGCGGCCCGGCAAGTCGTTGAACATGGAAGCGCTCCTTTACTCGCTGAGTTCGCCACCATCACAGGTGGCCTGGCTCCGACGCAACGTGACAAGTTCATGGCGTGGCTCCACAGCCAAGGCGTTCACCTTGACAACCTAAAGAAAGAAACGCTTGCCGAAATTCTCGGCGACAACGAAGGAGACGAAGATGCTGACGGATACCTGGAACTTGCTGGCGATGACGCTCCTGCTGTGCGCGTGTCTCTACCTCCTGCCGCCCATCGGGCGCTCACTATCCGGTCTCTTGTTGGCTCGGCAGCAATTAAGAAACTCCCACGGATGGAAGCTTGCGCCTGCAATGATGGGCGTATTCGCGGGATGCTTCAGTATCATGGCGCTGGCCCTGGTCTCTGGGCTGGTCGTCTTATTCAGCCCCAAAATTTTCCTCGCGGAAGCATTCAAATAAAGACGAAGGACAAGGAAGCCGCCGTACTCATGATTGTCGAGGCGATCAAGACCGGCGACCCCGCCTTCGTCGAGATGGTCCTCGGGCTGCCCGCGGTCGAAGCCGTCGTCAGCGCGCTACGCCACGCACTCGTCGCCGCGCCGGGGCATCGCTTCGTCGCCGGGGACTACGCCGGCATCCAGGCCAGGGTTGTGCTCGCGCTCGCTGGGCAATACGACAAGGTGCAACTCATGGCCTCCGGCGCCGATGTCTACTGCGACATGGCGAGCAACATCTTTCGCCGCACCATCACCAAGGACAACGACCCCGAGGAACGCCAGTATGGCAAGAACAGCGTACTCGGCCTCGGTTTCCAGATGGGCGCGCGGAAGTTCCATGATCGCTATTGCGGCGACAACCCGCTTGAGTTCGCGCAGGGCATCGTGGATGTCTACCGCAAGGAGTGGGCACCCAAGGTGCCGAAGCTTTGGTATGCCCTGGACGAAGCCAGCACGCGCGCTGTGTGGGACCGCCGGCCGCAAGAAGCCTATGGCATCGAGTATCGCCTGGAAGATGGGTGGCTTACGGCGCGGCTGCCGAGCGGACGCAAGCTCTGGTACTTCAACCCGGTCCCGGTGAAGAAAGAGATGCCTTGGTCCGACCCGGAAGCGCCGGACATCCGCGAGGGCTGGACCTCGCAGGCCATGAAGATGGGGCGCTGGGTCACGCGCCATATGTTCGGGGGCCTGGAGACCGAGAACGTGGTCATGGGCATCCAGCGCGACATCATGGTCTCGGCCGCATTTCGGCTGGAGAAGGCTGGTTTCCCCCTGGTGCTTAACGTCCACGACGAATGGGTGGCCGAGCCACGCCAGGAAGATGCTGACATGAATGCGTTTAAGCAGATCCTTGAAGACGTTGATCCATGGGTTAAACAAATGCAAATCCCGGTTTCGGTTGAAGTCTGGGAAGGAAGTCGCTATAGAAAATGAGCAAACTTGGGGTTCCATGAACTTTATCGTCCCGCCTGACACTGCACGCTTTACCGTTTGCAACGCCTGCCTTCGCGTCGCCTGCGCTTCGGGCGACCTCCCTTGCAGTTACGCGCCGCGCGCCGGCCTCACTTGCATGAGCGTCGGCGAACTCAAGAGCCGCGGCAGCACCGAACCGCTGCCGTACTGGAGAAAGCCGAATGGCTAGGATAAACAGCCGCACCAAGGGCGCCGTGGGCGAGCGTGAGATCGCCGAGTTCCTGCGTGAGCGCGGTTATGAAGCGCGTCGCGGCCAGCAGTTCAGTGGCGGCAGCGATAGCCCGGATGTCGTCCACAACATTGAAGGTGTCCATCTCGAAGTTAAGCGCACGGAAGCTGGGAATCTCTACAAATGGCTTGCCCAGGCTAAACGTGACGCCAAAGGAAAAGTTCCCGTGGTCGTGCATCGCCGGAACAAACAGGAATGGGTGGCAATCCTGCCGCTTGATGACTTCCTCAAGCTGCACCTCTTACAAGGAGCGCCAAAATGAAAGCGCACGTCCCTGATGCCGAGATAGTCACCGTCTTGAAGGCATATGAAGTTCACAAGACGCATCGCAAGACGGGGCTCGCCCTGGGCATCTCACAAACTACCGTCCACAATTACATTGAATACGCCAAGCAACGTGGGCTCACCGCTGACACGCCGGTCATGGACCGGGCTTCCAAGCTGGAGATCGAGAACAAGAAACTCCAGGCGGACCTCAAGGCCCTCCAGCGCGACGCGGATACGGCCGACAAGATCCGCCAGGAAATCTTCGCCATGGCCGCGCGATCACCGGAGCCGCCGGCGTGGCTCAAGGCGGTGGTGCGGAACCAAGGTGCCCGCGGCACGCCGATGACCTTGTGGTCCGACTGGCACTATGGCGAAGTAGTGCGGCCTGAAGAAGTCGGCGGCGTCAATGAGTTCAACTCGGACATCTGCGCGGCGCGGGCGAAGCGCCTGGTTGATACGATCATCGACCTATGCTTCAACCACATGGGGCGCTCAACCACCAAGTATCCTGGCATCGTCATCGGCCTCAACGGTGATCTTATTACCGGCGACATTCACGCCGAACTGACGGAGACCAACGATCGCACGCCGCAGCAGCAGATCAATGATCTCACCGACATCCTCGCGTCATGTATCGAGGAAGTCGCATCGAAGTTCGGCAACGTCTTCGTGCCCTGCGAACCTGGAAACCATGGCCGCGATACCATGAAGCCCCGGATGAAGGGCCGCGTCTATACCAGCCATGAGTGGGTGATCTACACCAACCTGGAACGCTACTTCCGCAAGGACAAGCGCGTCATCATCCACGTCCCGCCCGAGACCGACGCTTACTTCAAGGTCTACGGCCACCGCTACCTGATGACCCACGGCGACAGCCTAGGCGTCAAAGGCGGCGACGGCATGATCGGCGCGCTCGGCCCCATCATGCGCGGCGCCATCAAGACCGGCCGAAGCGAGGCTCATGTCGGGCGCGACTTCGACACGCTCTTGCTCGGCCACTGGCACCAGATGCTTTGGCTGCCCAATGTCATCGTGAACAACGCGCTCAAGGGCTTCGACGAGTTCGCCCGCCTGGCCCTGCGTGCACCATACAGCCGCCCATCACAGGCGCTCTGGTTCACACACCCCGAGCATGGTATCACCGCGCGCTGGGAAGTCTTCCTGGAAGGCCAGAAGCAAGCCCAGGACGCAAACGAATGGCTCACATATCAAAAGGGTATAGGTGCAAAATGAGTAGCAACTGTTCACGATGTGGCTGTTCGCCACTGATCTGCGAATGCCCCCAGCCTCAGAACTTGAGGGTCCGCGGCACTCCACCGCCGATGGCCCCCGCTGCGCAGGCTTTGAGCACCGTTCAGCTTGGGACCACTCCAGTTCTTGAGTGCGCGCCGCTTCCTGGGCTGGCGAGGAAACAGTTTAACTGGAGCATGATGACGCCGTATGATCAGCGCCTTGTGCTCCATCGCCTCGGCAGTTTCCGCGCGCCGGACTTGGTGATCGACAACGACCACGGCGGCGACCCATATCTGTATCGCTGGCACATCATGCCGCGCAACGACATGGGCGGCGTCTACCTGCACATCCAGACGGCCAGTGACCCCGAGCGCCCGCTGCATGACCACCCATGGGACAACATGAGCGTCATCCTCGCCGGTGGCTACGACGAGATCGCCCAGCCCGCGCCGCCCTATGGCGACGTGACCATCCGCCAGCTGCGGCCAGGGTCGTGCATGATGCGCAGCGCCGAAGTTGCCCATCGCCTGATCCTGCCCGAAGGCATCAAGTATTCCATCAGCCAGTTCACCATGGGCGCGCGGCGCCGCGAATGGGGCTTCTGGATCGACGGCAAGTGGTATCCCTACCAGGAGTGCACCAGAACCGCCAACTTCCGCACGGTGTTCAGGTATCCGCCGGGCACTGAGCCACCGCCCGAAGAAACGGCAGTATCGTGAAGCGTGTCTATTACAATGAGAAAGACCCGTTTGCTGCCGCCTGGCTCAAGATGCTTATTGAGTTCGGCGCAATCCCGGATGGTGACATAGATGAGCGCAGTATTGCCGAAGTCACGCCAGCGGATGTCGCGGGCTATGAGCAGTGCCACTTCTTCGCCGGCATCGGCGGGTGGGCGCACGCGCTTATCCTCGCCGAGTGGCACGGGCCAATCTGGACCGGCTCCTGCCCATGCCAGCCCTTCAGTGTCGCGGGAGCCCAGCAGGGAACCGCCGACAAGCGCCACCTCTGGCCCGAGTTCCAGCGTCTTATCCGCGACGGCCGCCCTCCAGTTGTCGTTGGAGAACAGGTTGCGAGCAAACTTGGACGTGGATGGCTCGCTGGAGTACGCACTGACCTGGAAGCACTGGGATATGCTGTCGGGGCCGCCGATCTGTGCGCTGCGGGCGTTGGCGCGCCGCATATCCGCCAGCGGCTCTACTGGGTGGGCCACTCCGAACGCGATACCAGAAGGCCGGGGCGGGCTGGCGCGATGCCCAGCAGCAGCAGCAGCAATGCGCCGGCGGCAGCAGGGCCATCAGTTGAACCTGGACGATCAAGTGACGCTAGTGGCGGGCTACAATTCACCGAGGGCGACGGATGGGAGCAACGGCGGCCCGAACCAGAGCGGCGGCGGCGCGCTGAGCCACGATGCGCAGCAGGTGACGTTAGTGGCGGGCTATCCAACAACAACAACACGGGATTGGAAATCGTCGGCATCGAACCTGCACGGGGAGAAGGCGCGCCCGCTGAACGAAGTGACGCGGCTGGCTTTTGGCGGGGAGGGGTCTTCGTTCCATGCCTCGACGGGAAAGCGCGGCGCGTTGAACCCGGCATTTTCCCTCTGGTTGATGGGTTTCCCAATCGTGTGGGCACTTTGCGGGGCTCTGGTAACGCTATCGTCCCGCAAGTCGCGGAAGTCTTCATCCGTTCCTTCAAGGAGTGCATGACATGAGCTTGCTCCCTATCATAGCCGCACTGATCGGCGTCTTCTGCTTCACCGCCGGCGGGGCGATGGCACTGTCCTTCGGCAGTTTCTTCGGCCTTGCCATGTGTGTCATCGGCGCCGCGTGCATGATTATTGCTCTCAAGGAGATCGACAATGAGTGGGATTGATGGCAAAGGCGCTGCCGAGCGCAAGAATTTTCCAATCGCCCGCGGCTGTTTGGACTATTTCCCCGACGCACTCCTAGCTGTGGCCGAATTGTCACGCATCGGTAACGAACAGCACAATCCCGGCCAGCCGATGCACCACGCCCGCGGCAAGTCCTCGGACCACGCCGATTGCATCGTCCGGCACCTGATGGACCGGGGCGGCCTGGACACGGACGGCGTGGGCCACAGCGTCAAGGTTGCCTGGCGTGCCCTGGCGCTGCTCCAGGAGGAGCTGGAGGCCGCTGGCGCCCCTCTGGCACGGGCGGCGAAGCCATGACCCGGTTCTTGGTCGCCTTCGCCCTGTGCCTCTTGCTGTCCGGCTGTGACGGCGGCAGCCCCGCGCCGGCGCCCACGCCCGCCCCCGTACCAAGCCCGCCGCCGGTGGCCATCATGCCGGAGCGCCGCGGGCGCAAGATCTGGGAGGCTGACTGGGCCGAGCCGGACATCGGCGCCGTCAGGGGCTTCCGGGACACCTCGCCGCCCACGCTGCTCGGCGAGGGCCCGTGGCTGTTGATGGATGGGCCGATACCCGACAACGCCTATGCCGCCGGGGATGGCACCCTCACCCTGGGATCTGGTGTGCCGGGCTGGGCCATGATTACCGGCCGCACTTTCCCGCGGGATGCCTATTGCTCGCTGGAATGGGCAGCGTGCGCCCGGCTCACCAGCGATGTCACAGACGCCTTTCTGGGCATCGGCTTCTACAATGGCGAGTGGGACTATCGGACGCTCAATTTCATGCGTGGCCTCACGCCGGGCAAGCTGGCGCTAGTGCTCCTGGCCGAGCCAGCGCATACCCTGCAAATCCTAGAACCGGACTTCTGCGATGAAGGTTCTTGGAACAGCTTTCGCATGGATGTGGAAGACGGTGTGATCCGGCTATGGGTCAATGGCAAGCCGGTGCCGATACCAAGCCACAACCCGCCGGAGAAAGACCCGCACGTCTGCGTCTTCATCGGCGGCATGGCCGCGAGGCTCAGCCGGATGAATATGTTCAGCGAAGGTCTCTAAGAACCCGCGCCAGCGCGTCTAGCTGCTCGGCGTTGGCACGGGCGTCACCGATGTTGCCGATGAGGGCTTGGGCCAAAGGAGCCCAGTCCAGGGGCGAGCAGTCGTCATCAGATTTGCCGGCGGGAAGGGGCAGCTCAGCGGGGCCGACACCATAACCCGCGGCATCGAGCACCCGCACAAAACCAAAAGGGATGCAGCCATGAGTAAGCGTGACATAGCGTGTAACCTCCAATTTCGTGTTGGCAATCTGGCGCAGTATGACCAGCTGCGCCGCGCTCTCGGAAACAGCGGCATTAAGATTAGTGGCATTCCAGGCGTCGATCCTGACGCGCTGTGCTTCAAGGGCAGCGCGCTCGGCGTCCGCGTAATTTTTGACAAGGCGTGCCATCCGGGCTTCGTTGAGATCGTGTGTGATCTTCCAGACGCCGAAGCCGGACAGAAGGGCCGAAACAGCGGCCGAGATCAGAAGTGACTTCAGCATGTGACGGCCCTTCCCCATGTCAGGTAGTTCGCCTGAAGCTTGAGCAAGATGCGGCGTGGGTAGCCGCGGTTCTCGCGCGCCGCTTCCGGCGAACGATTGGTGTGAAGCTCAACGTGCTCGAACCATTTGTCAGGATCGCATCCGCCAACACTGCCACAGAGGCGCCTGTCTCGCTGGACCCAGCCGGGGCCGCCGTTGTAGGCCGAGAGCGCCATCGCCCATCGGTCACATTCACGCGGCACCAGGATGCCAGTATATGTCACATAGTCGTATTGGGCCATGGCCCTGATCGCCCAGCCTGGCTCGAAGGGTTGGTTCAGGCTGAGCGTCGCCGGGTACGCGCCCGAGATCCAGGCCGCCGTGGACGGCGTGAATTGGGCGAGGCCCTGCGCGTAAGGAGATTGCGCCAGCGGGTTCCAAGCGCTCTCCTGTTCGATCTGCGCTGCCATGAGCGCCACCGGGGCGTCCAGGCCGAACTGGAGGCGCATCTCGCGCGTGACGGCGCGGCGGTAGGGCTCAGCGGCCGGCGGCGCGGCAACAGCCGGTCCCGCCAAAGCCACGATCACAAGCCACCACAGTCTCATAGAGCAAGCCCGATCGAGAGGATGCAGGCGGCGACGAGGATGGCACGGCGGATCATCCAGGGGCTTGGGGTGCTCTTGGTAGTGCGGGCGTCGGGAAACAAGTGGCGGTCCATCCAGTAACCCAGGACGCCGCCGAGCGTGACCAGCGACAGCTTGTGGATCACGACAGGAAATTGCGCGGGCGACAGGAAGAACACCAGGGCCAGGAAAAATCCGGCAGCATAGGTGAACCAGGAGAGGCGGAAAATTTCACGACGCATCGGTCTTCCTCCGGCGCAGTTGGTTCCGCTTGGCGTGCATCCCGCGCAGCATACGAATGATCGTGAGCGCGTAATAAATGAAAATCAGGAGCGCGGTAGCCTTGGGCAGCCAGTCAAAGAAGGTCGCCACAAGGGCGAGAGTGAGCCCGGCATCGACCGTATGTTGCGCCGGTGCGGGCAAATTGAGAACGCTCTCGGACATGGGCTTTCTCCCGGTTGCGAAATTATCTTTCGCGAGTATAGGTTACGACCGGGACGCCCACCAAGAGAAATATGGCGCCAAGGTCAAACTATAGTGAGATCTAACCTGTTGTTCGCTAAGGTAATATGCCGCCCCTGACAAAATCGACGGCGGGACGACATATTGTTGCGCCCCAGTCATATTGACGTAGGCGCCGCCTGGCAGTGTGAATTGCTTGATGAGCGCGGTCATTAGGACACCACTACGAGCGGGTCAACCCAGACCGTTTGGCTCGCCTTTACAAGGCGTGGGGTAATCCGCACCCACCCGATGCGGTTCAGTGTCACGGTCTTCGTCACCTTCATCTTCGTGATGCCACTCTGGCCGGACCATGCTTGTGTGTCAGAAGACAGTGCGGTGCCGGAGGACGTGATGGCCGCCATAGAACTGTCGAAGGTTCCCTTCGGCGTCAGCGCAGAGCCCATGTATTCGATATCGAAGCCGAACTCCGTGTCGAGCAGGGAACCCGTGAGAGTGGACAAGAACAGCGTGAACGTGTGCGACCCAGTGGACCCCACCCATTGGAAGATGTCGGGGGCCAGGAGAGGGTGGAAATACTTGGCGCTGCTGTTCGCCACCATCTTCCAAGACTTGTGAGTGGTGCCATCACTGGCCCCGTTGGTGAGATAGTTGGTAGTGTCGGCGATGACACTGCCGGCATATTGGTAGTGCTCCTCGCGCGACGTGTTGGTCGAGCTGTCCGAGATCACCAGATCAACGCCGCCATCCTGGAAACTGCCCACGCTGCCGGAGATCACGGCGCTGAGTGAAGCGTTCAGTTTGCAGTTTGTAAAGTTGTAGGTGACGCCTGGCGCAGTGGTGCCCAGCGTGACGAGAGTGCTCGAACCAGCAAGTGTGGACAGGTCAACGTTGCGCACGTCGATGTTCGCGGTCACAGCGCCGAGGAATAGCGTTGTCGGCGCCGTTCCCGACAACGTGCCGCCATCCCACAACAGGCGATGGGTCGCCAGGAACGAATTGGTGGTGGCCCCAAAAACTATGTTGGTGTTCTTGAGGATCGTCACAGCCCCGGAACTGGTAGAGGCGCTCGCGGTGCCGGTGATGATGCGAGACGTGCCGGTGGTGCTGCCGAGGGTGAGCGAACAGTTCTCAAGCATGGTGAAGTTCTGCCCGCTATCCAGGTTCAATGTGAGCGAGCCCGAAGCGCCGCTGCCACAGCTGAAGCCGACGCCATAGACATAGATGGAATGGCTTGTGGTAATCTCCCCGGTGGTCGTGGTCGTGACGGTGGCGCCGGTGGTCTGGTCAACGGCCACGGGCGGAATGGCCGAAGACGGCCGGGCCACGCAAATGACGCGCACCGGGTTCGTCACGGTGCCAGGACCACTGATGGTCATGGAAGTCGTCTGGGTCTCGGCATGGTCCGCGGAAACGAACACCGTGTCGCCGGCCGCAATCCAACTTGCGGAGTTCGCGGCCACCAACCGGGCGAATGGTGCCGCCCAGGACGTACCCTGGTAGGTCTCGTTGCCTGTGACTTCCGTGAACACGGCCGTGCCCTGCGAGGTCGTGGCCCCTTTGGTGAGGTTCCAGGCAGCTTCCGCCCCGCCAGATGTCCCGGCCGTAGTACAACGAAAGCAACGTTCGTTGCCGACCGTTGGCGCGGCAAGCTGGCGCACGATCTGACCCACCGAGTAAGCGGTGGTTGTCGCGAACTGGGCGACGGCGGCGTGGGCGACGGATGAACAGTACCAGTTGGCCATGGCGGCGTGTCCTATGCAGGATCGGCGGTGAACAGAAGTTCAATGCCGGTGATGGCGGTGTCTACGAAGGTCGGGCCACTGTAAAGGCGCAGCACATCGCCGCGTGCAATCGCGACAGACGGTGAGGCCCAGGTGATCGTGCCTGTAGTGTTCCCGGAGGTGAAAGCGACGGTGGCGATGATACCAGTTACTCCGTCCGCTTCATAGCCCGTGGGGTCATTGACCAAGTAGAACGTCACGGAAGTCGTGGACGCGACAGCACACTTGGCGATGTCGGCGTCGACCGCCGAAGGCATCGTCACATCCGCGCTGGCGATCGCTGAAAAGAGATACTGGTCATAGAGCAAACCGGCGACGCTCGGGATAGTGACGCCGAGGTCAAACTTGAGCGCAGTGCCGCCACCTCCTGCCACCGGACCCGCTTCAACCAGCCCGCCTGAAGTCAGGCTGTTGGCCAACTGGTCAAGCGGGATGAACTCAGCGTCCCCCGAGCCAGGCGATACCCGCCCGATGATATGGCCGGTGGGGACTGGGAAACGCATCCCCCGCGGCCGGATAGCTGGGATCTTGAACATGCTCATTGTTGCGACTGCTTCTTAATCTGGCGCATGACTTCGAGCCCGCCCTTGGAAAGCTCGATCATATTGCCATAGATGTCGTCTGTGAACTGCCGCTTCTCGTCGTCCGTCATGGTCTTGTCGGCGTTGATGGCGCGCACCACCACCTGCATGTTCATGAGGCTGTCGGCGATATTGTCCGGCGCGTTCGGCGGGAGCGGCAGCTCTGTCGCCGTGTCGATTTCCTCAGTGTTGCCCAGCATCGCCCGCTTCTTAGCAAGGCTCATGTCCTTCTGCCAGCGCGAGAATTCCTTGCGCGCCTCGAAGAAGTCCTGGATCGGCTGGGCGCTCATGCCCGGATTGCGGATCAGGAAGCTACCCACGAAGGGAACGTCGGCCATCTCCCACGGCTTACCGCCTTCCTTGAACGGCGCGTCGAGCGCTTTCAGTGCCGCCATGCCCAGGGAGCCAGACCACTGGCGCGCATAGTTCTCGATCACAATGGGCGAGACATCGACGCCGATAGAGGCAACCACTTGGCTTAGCTTCTTGGCCGGGGCGGTTGTGTTCTCGGTGTACTGCATCGGCCCGCTGGCGCCTTCCAGGCTCGCCGGCATGAGCGGGTGCCCGGTGAAGAAGTTCTTGTTTGCCAGGTGCTCCAGCGGCGGCAGCACGATCGACGGCACGAAGGGAGGGACGAACTGCGCCAGGATCGTGTGCGACCACTTCTCGAACGCTTCGGGGTCTTCGTTGGCGAAGTGGTCGAGGAAGCGCGTGGTCATGCCGCCGAACAGCGGGCCGACGATGGGCGGATAGGGGAGACGCAGGCGCACGCCGCCGACTTGCGGCAGGATGTACATGCCGTCCTTGTAGTAGCGCGGCAGGTTCTTGAACTGCTCATCTTCCGGCAGCCCGCCGTACTTGTCCTGCATCCAGTTCAGTGCATAGAAGACCATCGTAGGTACAGTCACGGCGGCCAGGGTCTTGAGCAACACGCCGCCCGGATTGCTGGTAATAGCTTCGCCGAACTGCTTGTAGCTCAGGAGCGTCGGCCGCATGAACGGAGTGGCGCGAGCCCAGCCCTGCACGAACGCGCTGGTGCCCTTCTCCACAAAGTCGAGCATGGCCTTGCGGCCCATGGTCGCCGCCTTGATGCTGTCGATGCCATCGGCTTCCAAGCCCTTGGCGTAGCCGATGCGGCTGGCGCTGTCGATGCGCTCAGAGAGCATCTGCATAGCTTCGAGGGGGTGGCGCACCACGTTCCACATCTTGTTGTAGGTGCCGGTCTTCTCGAACACTTCGTTGACGCTGCGGTCTACGCGGTTGAGATCCATCTCCACGAGCGCACTGCCCGCGCCGCCCTTGCCAACCCAGCGCCAGTAATTGTCGGACTGCTTGAACGCATCCATGGCGCCGCGCATGAACATGAGGAACGGCGGCGGGCTGTGTGGGTCCATGATGAAGGCGTTGATCTGGTCACGCATGGAGTTGCGGATGGGGAAGTCGGCGGCGCTCACGATGCCGGCGCGTTGGAGCCCCGCCACCTTCTGCGCGAGGGTGACGATGGCGACAGCTTCGTTCGGCGTGTCGGCGCCCCGCAGTAACGTGGCCAGGGCTTCGTCAGTCGCTTCCCATAGTTCGGGCTTGCCGTCGCGGATGTACATGAACTGGTTCGGCTTGAACTGCCCACGCATGGCCCGCGCTGCCAGGAACGGCTCATAGGGCTCGCCGGCGTTCACGTCATAGGGCTTGAATACTTTGCTGCCGGGTTCGGCAATGGACATCTTCACTTCGGGCTTGCCGACCTGCTTCAGGCCCAATTCTTCCAGGAGCCCGTGGCGTTCTGCCAGGGTGATAGCGGAGCCGATGGCGCGGTTGCGGTCGGCCATGCGGATGATCTGGTTGATGTTGTCCACGGTGGCGAGCAGCGGGTTGCGGATGCGCCCGTCGTCGCCCTCGTAGCGGCTGACAGGCTCGCGCACCCGGAAGCCTCGGCCGCGCGTCTGCTTCGGCGGCTGGCTCTCGTCGCCGGAGATGCGCCGGAAGGACACATACATCGGATTGTCGCGGCGCATGGCCTCGACCTGCTGGCTACTGAAGATGCCGCTGTCTTTGCCATAGTCGAGCCCGGCATCGGTGAGCTGCTGGAGCATACCGGACGCCTCGGCATACTTGCCCTGCCCCGCGGCCAGAAGTTGATCGCGCTGCCCGCGGTCGAGCGGATGCCCATGTTCGAGGCTGCGGTCTTCCAGTTTGTTGGCGCGCTCGGCGACCATGTAGTTCAGCCAGTCGCGCAGGTTGCCGCCGGTTTCCTTGACCTTGGCTACTGCCGCCTTGATGGGAGGAACTGGCACCATCTCGCCCGTCTCGGGGTTCTGTCGCAGCTTGGGCTCAAGCGTGATCGGGTCGAGCGCGCCCTTCTGCACGAAATAGCCCGTGCGCGTGTCCGATGCGTATGTCTGTCGGAACATATCCTCCAGCCCCATCTGGCGGTCTCGGTCGAAGCCTTGGTCAAGTAGGATCTTGTCGATCGCGCGGGCCGGGCCAAGTTCAGAAATCCATTGACGATAGTTTCGGGACGGGTCCAGTAGACTATCTTTAACTTTGTCCTCGCCGATGAACTCACCAGCAATCTCATTCAGCATCTCCGGGGTTAGGGGTTCCTTGCCCTCAAGCTTGGTGGGCTTGGGGCCGCCTGGGGGTGTGATGTCGTCGGGGCCACCAGCGCCGGGCGGTGGTTTATTGGGCGGCACGAGTGCGCCACCGCCGTCTTCCTCGGGCACAGGCTCGATGATTTCGACTTTCGGCGGCGGGGCGAATGGCTCCGGCTCGCTGATGCTCTCGCGCAGCTTCGGGATCACGGGTGCGCCGCTCGGGTCTTCCGAGAGGATCTCACCCTTCAGAACGCGGTCGGTCTGCATCTTCTGCGCCAAGTCCCACGGCGGGATGCCGGTCTCGCGATAGATGCCTTCCATCTTCTCAGCAGTCATCTTGGCAGCAGGCGTCACCTTACCGCCGCGCATGGCAGCGTGCGCCGCCACGGGCACAGCCGCCGTCACGCCCGCGACAATAAAGTCGTCGGCGTCCGGCAGCTTGCCTTCCATGGCGGCGTTCAGCGTGGCCCCCGTCGTAACCTGGATGCCAGTGTCAGCGACGATCGCGCCCGCGTTCCCCGCCACGACGCCAGCGGCCTTGCCGCCGAAGAAGCCCAGCGGCGCGGTCACAGCGCCCACGATACCTGCCTTCGCCGTGTTCCACACGGAATGGGCGGCCATGGCCATGAAGTCGGAGGATGTGCGGATTTCACCCCGCTTGTAATAGTCGAGCATGATCTCGCGCATCGCCTGCGGCAGCATTGCGGAACCCGCACCACCACCGGCAATCGCACCCACAGGGCCGAGTTCTGAGCCCGCCCCAGCACCAGCAAAGAGCCCAGCCGCCGCCGTGGGTAAGTCACCCACAAGCTGCCCGGTGCCCGCCAGCACCTTCGCCGCGGTTCCGGCGTTCTCAGGGAGCACGGTCTTAGGCGGGCTCTGGTTAGCGAGCAGGCCGGCGACGCTCATGTCCCAGCCCGCCGCAAAGGCGTCCATGGGGTTCTTGGCGATCATCGGTGCGCTGTCGGCGGGCACGCTGGAGAGCTTGCGCTCCGTGTGCGCGTTCATCTGCGCCGGGTCGAGATCCTTGACGCCCCAGTAAGCGTCGATTTCATTGGGCGTGAAGCCTGCCTTGATAAACTTCTGGCTCTCGGACTGCCGGTACTTCTCGATCTCGTCGGCCGAGAACCCGGCCTTCTGGATGCGGTCGAGTTCGGCAGCGCCGGGCGCCATCTTGGGCGGCTCGCCGCGCGCCGGAAAATCGGTGACATATTCGTCGGCGACCAGGTTCCGCGGCGGCAACGGCTGCCCGCCCGCCTGGAGGTAGCGTTCGCTGTTGGCCAGATACTTCTGGGTCTCGGCGGGGATCGGCGCGGCCTTGCCGCTATCCAACCAGCGCCGAGCCACAGTGGGGCCAGCATTGTAGGCGACCAGGACCGCGCTGGGGTCTTTGAAGCGGCGATGAAGGTCATTGAGGATGTGGCCCGCCACGCGCTCGTTGTACATCGGGTCCGACAATTTCTTCGGATCGAAGCCGTATTGGCGCGCAGTGCCGGGCATGATCTGGTAGCGGCCGATGGCGCCTTTTGGCGACACGGCATCGTCGGCGCTATTCTCGGTCTTGCGAATGACCGGCAAAAGCTGCTCGCCGTACTTCACTTCCACGGCGTCAAGCGGAGAAGTTCCCACCATCTTACTTACCCCTACGGCTTAGCCAGGCTTCGATGCTCTCGCCGGGCTTGCGTGCATCCGGGTTGCCTACGGGCGCTGCCGCACCGGGCGCGGGCGCGTTGAGGTCGTAGGTGCCCTTGAACGATTGGAGGCTCTGCTTGTTCGAGAGCTGATACGGCGACGCCTGCTTGCCAAGGTAATTGGCGCTGCTCGGGTTGATGAGCGCTTTCCAGTCGCCGCCGGTGCGGTAGGCCGCATCGAACTGCGAGCGCATATCCACACTGAACTGGTAGAAACGCTGGTCGCCCTTGGGATCACGCTGGCCCGTCAACGCATTGCTGGCGGTCATGCTGGATTTCATGCCGCTCAGGAACTTGCTGAAGTCGCCATAGGCCGCGCGCTTGTCGGGATCTTTCGCGAGCGACGTGATGCCGTCCTTGTAGAAGGCGAATTCCTGGTTGCTCAAACGACCGGCGGCACGCGCCGCGAACACCTGCTCGTCGGTGAGGCGGTTCGGATCGTCGGGCGGCAGGAGCAGGCGACGGCGGAAGTCTTCTGCGGTGTCGGGATCGGCCACGGGCAGCGGTTCGCCGTTGGCTTCTTTGGTCAAGCGTTCAACCATGTCCAGCGCCGAGCGGGCGGTCGGCCCCGCTGTTTCGGGGAACGTCGTGAGGATCTGCTTCACATCGCGAGCGAAGCCCGTCAGGTCGTTCCAGGTGCCGTCAGCGGCATTGAAGTGGTTATTGTAGGTCTCGGCAAACTTGGCGGCCGTCGCCTTCTGCTCGGCTTTCTGGGCCTGCACAACGGCGCGGTCGGCGTCGGCGCGTTCCTCGCGCTGGAACACGCGCGCCAGTTTCGTGAGGTTGTCGCGGTCGTCCGGCGTCAGCACCTTGTCCTGCCAGCCACTCTCGATGGCTGCCAGCGCTGCGGTCGGATTGTTCTGGGCCATGGATAGGAAGGCGGTCTGGGCGATCTCGCGCTTCGAGGTCCGGCCGAACTGTTCAAACTGGGCGCGCTGGCCCTCGGTGAGCGCCGCATTGCCCATGGCGCGCCGAACCATCTCGTCGGTGTTCTCAAGTGCGACATCAAGGAAGTGGGGGTCTTGCTGGACGATGGCCGCATTCTTGCCCACGCTGTCGATCATGCTCTGCTGGGCTTGCGCGCCGGTGCGCGTCGCCACGTCGGCGATCTGAACCTGGCTCAGATGATCCCGGCGGCGGCGAATTTCGTTCATCGCCATTTCTTTGCCACGACGGCTATTGAACTGGTCGAGGAATTCTTCGTCCTGCTTCTCAAGGTTCGCATTGAACTGCGTCACCTTGGACACATCCGTGATGTCGTTCTCGGAGGAATACTTCTTCCAGCCGAGCACGCCCGCGCTCCAATAGTCGGGCTGATCTTTATTGAACTTCTGCTCGTCGCGCCACGTCAGGTAGTCAATGGCAACGTCGGCACCCGCCTTTGCGAGCGCACCCACACCGGAAGCGATAGCGTTGCCGGAGGCGTTCGCCAGCGCGGACTGCGTGCGCCCCAGGTTCGCCGCCGCATCCGAACCGCGCTCGGTCGGCTGAACCAGGCTGAGACCACGGGGGCCAGCGCCGGGATTGATGCCGGTCGAGGCGATCGTCTGCGAAGTATATTCAGGAATGTTCGGCATGCCCCAACCTTACAAGAAGAAACCAATGATGCTGCCGATTGTCTTGAGAATGCCGCCGCCCGTTTTAGCGGCACCGCTTGCCTTCGCCGCATCCGAAGCGCCTTCAGCCGCGCCCTGCTGGCCCAGGAAGCTTGCGCTCTGCTGGATGTAAGACTGCTGCTGAAGCTCAATGTTCTGGAGGTCGATCTCGCCCTGTTTCCGGGTGAGGTTGCGCTGCGTGCCGATATCTTCCAGTGTCGCCTCGCCTTGGCTGCGCGCAATCATGCCTTCGGTGCCCACCATCGCTTGTTCTAGGCGAGCCTGCTGGGCATTGCTGCGAATGATGTCGAGCGCGCTGCCGCCTTCGGTGAGGCCAGCGGCGCCCACGGCTGCTCGCGTTGCTCCCTGCATCTGATACATCTGGCGTGCCGTTTGGGTCTCCTTGATCCTGCTCGCCACTTCCGCCAAGCGCATCTGTTCGGTGACGCGGTTCCCTTGACGGTCAAGCTGGGCAAGCTGGAGGTCGGTGCTCTCGCGCGAGAGGATCTTGTTCCGCTCCATGAGGCCGGCGTTTCCCGCCGCGATCGCAGCCGCCGTCCCATAGGCCGCAGCTTCCTTGGCATAGCCACCGGCAGAAATGAAGGAGCCCGCCGCGCTGCCGAATAGGTCAAGCGCAGCTCCAGCACTGTTAAGGGCGTCCGAAAGGGCCATGGCTCACCGTTCCTCGCTGACTACGAAGGTCGAGAGCGCCAAGAGGGTGAAGGGGTAGGGGCGTTCGACAACCCAGTATAACATACTGTCGTAGCCATAGTCATCCTCCAGGTCGTCCACATAAACCCCAGCAAACGCGCTGGATTTGGGCTTCGTGGTCGCCTGGTCGGGGTAATAGAAGTTGACCGGCCGGAGAGTGCCAGCGTCCGGTGCCTCATTGATTTCCGCCGTCGAAATCTGGACCGTTCCGGCGATGGCTGTGGCCACCTGCATGGCGTACTTATGCCCGCGGCGGGTCTTTCCCATCGGCGGCCCAAGAGGCGTGCCCACGTCGCTCGACTGCGCCGGGCGCAGGGCTTGTCCGATGGACGAATACGCATGGCCCACGACGCACGAGCAGGTGTAGGACGTGCCGCCGGAGACCGCGAACGTGGTCTCGCAGATGCCGAAATCTTCGCCACTGTTCGAGAGGCTCTGCATGTTCGCCAGCGTCAGGAGCCCGTCGTCGTCCGACCCGAAAGTCACGAAGACCTGATTATTGGTGACGGTGAACGTGCCGCAGTCCACGCCATCAAGCCACACGTCCGCTTCCTGCCCTTCGAGATGCGCCAGCCCGTAGATGTACACGCCGGTCAAGTCACTCTTGACTTCGAGCGGCGGCGGCACGATAGCGTCGTCGAGGTAGAAGCTGGTGTAGATTTCCTGGGTATCCTCCGGCATGGCCGTCATTTGCATGATGCGGTGCTCGGCACTCTCGGCATCGCGCGTCACAAGGTTCAGCACCGACGTGGTGCCGTCGTCCGAAGGCGTGACGCAGAGGCTCTTGAGCACATGCGAGCCGCCGAGGATGTGGCGATGCCAAGCCGCGAAGCTGGGCTGCTCGGTCACAAAGGAACTGTTGCGGCGGTAGGTGCAGCCGGAGAGTTCGAGATAGTAGTTGTCCGCGCTCGTGCCGTTTCGCCGCGCCCACACCACCGGGACTTGTTCGTCCTGGTAGGCAATCTCGGCCACGCCGCCGAGTGTCGCGTGGCGCGCAGCTTCCGTGAGATTGGGTGCGCTGAACTTGCCGCTGAAAACGTCGGCGACATATTCCAACACGCGACGCCCAAACTTCTGCACAAAGACGTTGGACATGCCGGTTCGCACGACCTCCATGTTGGCGCAGCCGTAAGAGGTCTTCTGGTGCGCCTGGATGCTGGTGGGCGTGAGCGGATCATTGAGCTGCGACGCAGCGATCAGCCATTCGCCGCCGTCCGCGCCGCATAGGACACCTTCCGCCATGCTCAGCATCCATCGGATCGAGTTCGACGAACCCGCGTTGAACGTGACGGTGATGCCGTTGTCGTCGGCGACCGTGCCATCTGGCCCAGTCGGCGTAAACTCAAAGTAGCGCCCGTTGGGCCGCGAGCCGTCCACGCGGTTCGGCACCGCGCCGGAGAGCCAAAGGCGGCCCTGATGGAAGGTGCCGCACGTCGGGTAGCCCACGCGCGAACTGGTCGAGATTGGTGCCCCGAAGACGCCGAAGCGAAACGTGTAGATGTAGTTGTTCACGCCAGTATAGAGAAGCTCTGGTCCTTTGATCTCCAGGGTGAACCGCGGGTCCGTGCCAGTGCCGATGGCGGTGATGGTGCCCCAAGTCCACGTCGCCACGGCCAGGCTGGTGGTCGGCGCCCATTTGTCCAGGTTCGTGTCCGGTTTGTCGCCGGTCGTCGCCGCCTGCGCCGTGTAGTAGAGGCCGTTGTAGGTTACGGGGTCGCCAATGGCGTATGCGGTCGCTACGTCCCAAGGCGGCGGGGTGGACAGGAGGCGCACGCAGCGACCGATGTCGTCGCTGGTGAAGCCGCCGGGACCGTTGATGTCGCCGGCATCCGCTTCATCCCAGTACGCCGTGCCGCCGGAGGCCGGCGCGTGATTGAGGTTGTCGTCCGCGAGCGAGACATATGCTTTGACACCGCCGCCGTCGTCGTAGAGCACAAATGCTCCATCGGCATACGATTTGTTGGCGTCCCAATCCGGGAAGGCGATCACGAACGATACGATATTGTTCACGCCAGGCGTCACGATCGACGCCAGCAGGAACGCGCCGGTTTCGTCGATGTCCAGGTAGGGGCCGTCGATCAGATTGGCCTTGGTGATCGCCACCGAGCCGAGGTTGTTACAGGTGCCGCAGTAGGCCGAGAAGCTGGCAGCATCGCTCGCCTTGGTGAAGTCGATCGTGTAGGGCACCGTGTCACCCTGGAGCATGACCGCGGACTGCTGGTTCTGGATCAGGCGCAGGTCTTGCCAGGTCGTGCCGGTCCATGGCGTCACTTCGTCGAGCACGGACGCCGCCCACACGGGCACATGCGCCGCGTTGAAGTTCACGGTACTGCCGTCGATGTTGGTGCCAGTCACAGCGTCCTTGAGCGAGTACGTCACGCCCGTCAGGCGCGTCACTCTCAGCACGCGGCGCTTCAGAGTGGCGCAGGCGTCAGGGTAAGTCTTCTCGCCAGTGCCGTCATAGATCAGCACGATTTCGTCGTCGGTAGCCCAGCCCTTGTCCGAAGCAATCGTGGCCACGGCTGGATTGGCGGTCGAAATCGCCGTGACGCTCACGATGTCGTCGTTGTAGACGAAGCCATTGCCGAGCGAGCCGTTGAACATGCGCAGGTAGCCGTCGCCGAGTTCCAGCATGTAAGGCGTGCTGGCGTTCGAGCTGAACGGCATGACACGGGCATTGCCGCCGTCCTTCGTGCGCGTGACGTGCTTAAACCCAGGACGGCGCTGCCATGCGCCTTCCTCGGTCGGCAGTGCATTCATGCACAGCGCGAGGGCGGATTTGTACTTCGGATGGTCGGAGCGCCCCTGCATGAAGGGGGACCACTCGCCACCGAGAAATGAAGACTGGGACCAAGTTGCGCGGGGCATGGGTCACGCCCTGCACTGAATGTAGTCGTCTATCGGGGGCTCGGTCGGGCCAGCTTCAATCGCGTTCACGGTGCGCGCCTCTGTCATAAAGGTCTTGTACATGGCCGCGATGTTCTCCAGCTTCGAGCCGGACTGCGTGACGGTCTCGCAGATCTCAAGCGCGATGCGGCAAGCCAATCCTTCGCAGAACATTGGGTCCATCTGCGACACGTCGGTGATGTCGGCGCCGAAGCGCAAAGCAATCGGGTAGCTTTCCTGCGAGATCAGGAAATTGCCGTTGAGTTCCCAGTCGGTGTAGCCCAAGCCGGTGGGTGCGCCGAGGTAGGACACCGAGCCAGCCTTCGGCTGTTGCGGGGCCATGCGCAGGTAGCCTGCCGGCAGGCGGAAGGTGTTGCGGTTCGCCGTGCGCAGGCTGGGCGACGCGCCAATGGGGTAGGGCAGATTGATCGTGGCGAGTTCGTCCGATGCGCCATTGCCATAATAGCGCCAGGTGTTCGACGCCACGCCACCGGAGACTGAGACCCACGCCTGGACGTAGGGGGGTGTGCCCGCCGCTTGCCAGTATGTTGCGTCTTCAGGGTAGGGTTCGTGCGCGAGATTGGCATTGGCGAGGCTGGTGTAGAGCCGCCCATCGAGGCCGACGACGGTGTTGCCGATGGAGTAGCTGGTCGTCGAGGACCAGAGAGACTGCGCGCTCGACGGCGTGTAGTTCAGGTTCAGGTCGATGGCGCTGATGTAGTTCGCGCTGGAATACGAAACGATGTCGCCGCGCCCATACGTCTTGGTGCTGTCCCAAGCTTCGACAGTGCTCGGCACGTCGGCCGCGTCGGTGGTCGTGTCCGTGCGCGCGATGTATGTTCTGGTGAGCCCAGCCACGGAACCCTGCTCGTAGACGGCCTCGCCCGCATAGTACAGATCGGTGTCGTCGTAGAGGCTGACGGTCATGGGGCCGAAGTACGGCTGCCACGATGCGCCGACGCCGGGCGTCTGGTTGTAGGTGAACGGGTCCATCGTCGTCCACAGCTTGCCGTTCGTGTCGGCCACGATGTCGCCGGGCTGGTAATATTTCGTGGTGAGGAACAGCGGCGGGCGCAGCAAGAGCGTGTCGGTTTCGATGGGGCGGATCATGGCCCGCTTGACAGAGAAGACCCAGAGGTTGCGGCGCAGTTCGGCGCGGCGCAGCTTGTCGTAGCAGAACGCCACTTCGGCCGCGCCCTTGGTTTCATAGTTGCCGCCGGTGCCCGCATCAAGCGTGGACACGCGCCGGCTGCCGACGTATTGCAGCGCGCGGTTGGCGATGTCTACTGGAGTGCGGAAGTCCGTCATAGGTGCTCCTGGCCGGGGAGTACCCACCGGCATCTGTATCGGCGCGAAATGCTGCCCAGGATATTAAACAAGAGCAGCGTAGATGTCACCGCCAATAGGCAGCCAGCGGCAAGTTTCTTCGTCCAGATAGTAGTTCTTGCTGGGTTTCGGCGGGATGAATGCGTCTCGCGCCTGGTCATACGTGGCCCCAATCGCCGCGTAATTCTTACGAAACGTCCCGTTATACGACGTTTTCAGCATACGCTTGCCCGCGGTCGGCGGGAATGCCGCGAGCCAAGCTTGGCCGCGGACCTCCTGCTCCTGCGGTGTACCTTCGCCTTCGACCTCGTTGGCCACCACGATCACTTGCTGGACAACGCCGCCGTCATCGACATGAGCATAATGTGCCATGAGACCCGCCTACTGGAACTGATACTTGATGATGACGGTGCCCGAGGCGGCGTTCCCGCCCGCAAACGAAGAACCCGCAAACGAGCCCGAACCGCCGCCACCGCCGGTGTTTGCCGTGCCGTCTGTTCCAGAAGCCCCAGCGCCACCGGCGCCGCCACCGCCCGTGCCGCCGTTGCCAGCGATGAACGGACCACCGGATGAGCAGCCTGTGCAGTATGAACCGCCGCCACCGCCGCCATAAGTGACAGAACTTCCCGTGATCGAGTTGGCGCGGCCGTTCCCGCCGTTGCCGCCCTGGCCATCGGCGGGAGATGCCGTGCCAACCGCCGTCGCGCCGCCGCCACCGCCGCCGCCCGAATTGAACGAAGTCGCACCACCGGCGGAACCAAAGCCCGTGCCGCCGGATGGGCTGGTCTGTGTGGCGGACCCGCCAACGCCGTTGCCGCCCCCACCGCCGCTGCCGCCGGCAAGGCCCGCACCGCCAGCGCGGCTTGTGCCGCCACCGCCGCCCTTGGCGGTAAGGGTTGAGAAAGTGGAGTCCGTGCCGGTCGCGCCGTTGTTGTTGCCGCCCGCAGCGCCTTTGGCGCCACCGCCGCCGACAACGACAGGGAATGTCGTTGCTGTAACAGTGAATGCGGGATGTTCGACCACCCCACCCGCGCCGCCACCGCCCGCGCCCCCAGAAGCGCCACCGCCACCGCCGGCCACCAAGAGGACTTCGACCGTCTGGCCCACCGGCGCATTCGTGACGACGAAGTTGCCGCTGGTGGTGAAGGTGTGGATTTTGAAGTTGCCACTGGTCGTGACAGTGCCGCCCGTCGCCGCAATGAAAGGCGACGAGGCGCCCGCGCCACGCTTGTAGACCCCGAGTTTGCCCGTCCGAAGGATGGGAGGCGGGAGAACGATGTCCACGACTATTCTTCTTCGTAGTAGGACACGTTAATCTTGGCCGAAGCGGTTTCCTCAATGAACTTGATCTTCGAGAGGTCGCCGTCGAAGAAGAACGTCGCGCCCACAAGCAGCTGCATCCCAACCGAGGCAGTCGGACTGGTGCCGTCGTCGCGCCAGCGCACGTTCTGATCGGTCACGCTGATGAGCGCCGCCGTGGTGTCGGCGGGAACGGTGAGCGCCGTTGCTCCCGACAGCGATGTGATCTGCTGAAAGCCCGTTGGTGCGTATTTGCGACCATAGCGCGTAGGATTGGGCATGGGGGCTCCTTAGAGCTTCAGGGTCGTGATGCGGCCATCGTTGACGACGCGCATGAGCGCTTCGGTGATGAGGTTCACATCCTGGCGCGTGAGGCTCTTGGCGAGATCGACGCGCAGTTCCACGTCAGTGCTGCCGGTCGAAGTGCCGGTGGTCACTTTATCGGGGCTGAGGTCGGCGCCGCGGTTGTAGCCGAAAAACTGAGAAGCCATCGTTCGTCTCCAAAATGCCCCGTGGGGCAACGCCGAAGATCAGCGGAAGGGTGGGAAACGCCGGTCGCCCGGCGCCGCCCCACGAGAACCCCTGAGTTAGTTCGTCCAGCGCACTTCGCACCCGACGCTGCCCGACACCTGGACCGTGTTGGTGTTGGTCAAGCACACATCCAGGAAGCCGCCGAGCTGCGAAGTCGAGAGCGTGGTGAGCTGGGTGGTTCCATTGGTGGCCAGCGCGATCGGTGTCAGGCGCAGGAGGTTGGTGTAGGTGCCGCTCTCGTTGGTCACGTCGGTGCGGTTGACCGCCGAAGCGAATGATATCGCCGAGCCGAAGAACGCTTGCGCGCCCGGCACGAGAGTGCCCTGCTGCGAGGCGGGGGTGCCATCGTTGGTGGCGTCGCTGTAGTAGAGGCCCACGTCCCAAGAACCATTGGTCATGGCAGTGCCGCCGACGTAGACAGCCTTCACCTTGGCAGTGGCCGGGATGCGGCACATGCGCAGGATGATCTGGCCGGCCTGCGAAGCGCCAGAGCTGGTGCCGGTGGCCGTAACGAAATCATCGGTGACGTTCAGATACCCTTTCGACCCCTGGCCGCTGGTCGGGATCGAGGTCGGAGTGGCGTCGAGGGCAGTGATGGAAGTGGATTTCACGGTAGGCATTTTCGTTCTCCTTGTCGCCCTGGCGGCCGGGGCCGCTCAGGGCTTGTTTCAAGTCGGGCCGGCAAGTTACGGCGTGATGTCGGCGCCGGTGGTGTCGTTGCACATGATGCGGATGACCTTGCCGCTGGTCTGCGTGCGAGTGGCGCCGAAGGACACCTGCGTGTACAGATCCCACGGTTCGCTCGACAGGTCGTTGCGGATGGACGCCCGGTTGGTCATGTCTTTCCACATGCCGAGGTACATGCCCGACTTGACGAACACCGGCACGTAGCGGTCGCTGGAGACCACCTGCAAGCGTTCGGAGACCACGACATCGAAGCCGAGGAAGCGACGGATGCGGCCATCGACCAGCACCGGCTTGTCGTTGTAGTCGGTCGAGACCACCTGCACCTGCTTCAGCAGATCGCTTTCCTGCTGCGAGCCGATGACGATGGTGAGCATGTCGGTATCGAGGTCGTTGTGGTAGTGCTGGAGGATACGACGAGCCTCGATCAGTTTGGCCACAGTGAGGCCGGTGGTCGCCGACGCGCCGAAGCTGTTGGCAACCTGGTTGTTGGTGCTGTCGAAGCTCTCGCTGGTGAGCGAGTTCGCATCGGTGCCGATGTAGGTGGTGCCGAAGAAGGCCGCGATGATCGCGTCGTCCCAGCCGCGGCCCACGGCGTTCGCCGCGTTTTCCGCATACTTGGACTTCGGATCAACGATGGTCTTCAGTTGATCGAAGCTGTCGATCAACTGGTCGATTTCGCCATCGGTCGGGAACACCCAGCGGCGCACGAACGTCGGGTCCGTGCGGTTCTTCGGCGCGAAGCGGCCGGCGGGGGTCTTGAGCTGAATGGCGCCGATCTGGTTGATGGGCGAAGCCTGCTTGCCGACGTGCGTGCCTTCGGAGACGCGCCCGCGGAGTTTCGACCCCTTCTGCTGGAGCAGGAGTTCCAAGTTGGTGGAAAACTGGGTCGTATAAAGATCGACTAAACCGTCAGCCATGGCACTGCCATCCTCTGAAAATCTGTGGAGTGGCCGTGTCCTCGCGGGGGCCTGCGGTCTTCTCCCGCCGCACAACAAAATTGCGCGGGTGTGGGAGGAAGGCTGAACCTTTGTTCAGCAAGGATGCTCCAACCCTACCCGCGCAATTTTATGTCGTCAAGCGCTTTTTGAAAGAAAATTACGCGCCCACGATGATCCGCGTAAGTGCTTCCATCTCACGCTTTTCCGACGCACCCCCAGCGAGGTAGCGGTCGGTCCAGGCTTTGTCGGCCATGCGCTCGTTCTTCGTGGCGATGGCCTGGTCCCGTGTCATCACACCGCCGGCGATATTGTTGCTGGAGACGAACTTGTCTTCGCCGATACGTGCGCCGATCTGGCGGAACATGTCCATGACCTTGGAATAGCCAGCGACCTTCTCCAGCGCCGCCACCGCATCGGGGGTGACGCCGAGCGCCGCCGCGGCGCGTTGGGCCACCACCATGTTGGCGTTGTAGTTGGTGCCCCAGTTCTTCGTGAGGGTATCCTTCTCGATCGCCAGGGCCGCTTGCGCTTCCACACCGGCCGCCTGCGCCGAACTGTCCTGGTGCTTCACGAGTGCGGAGACCACGCGGCTCGCAGCATCTTTCGACAACCCGCTCTCGAACGCGGCGGCGCTGAGCGCATCCACGGTCGCTTGGTCGAGCGGCTGATCTCCGGCGCGCTTGATGTTGCTGAAGTCGTAGCCCTTCGCATCCTGGGGGCGGCCGAGACGCGAGTAGACCTGGTTCCAGCCCGCCTGGTCCGCGGGATCTTTCGGAAGGCGCAGGATTTCATTCGGCGGGGCGCCGATCATCTTCTCGGCTTCACGGAATGCCTTGATGGCTTCCTTGGTGGCAGCGGGCGCTTCGAGCTTGTCCCATCCGCGGTTCTGGATGTGGCCGAGGATTTCGGGCTCAAGACCCGCGTGCCATGCGGCGGGCGGCGGGGGAGGCGGATTGGCATTATCGGTCATTCTTGTTCTCCTGATTGATCTATCAGGCGCATTACCGTTCGGCCCGAATAGAGTTGAAACAAATCTTCCGACGAAAGATTGAGATGCTGCTGGATGCGCAGCCACACTTCTCGCCGGCCTTCATGCGCCGCGTGGATACGCGGGTCGCCGTTGAAGCACGTTTCATTCGCGCGGCAGAACTTTTCCAAGTCCCGCAGCACGGCCTGCCCTGCTGGGCCGCCGAACACGCGCATGTATGCAGTTGTAAGACGAACCGCCGTTCGCAAGGAACCGAAGGCGAGCTGGTAGGCCCGCTTGCGTTCTCTCAGAAAGTCGAGCGTTCGTCCGATTTCCTCTCGGATGCCCATTGCCTTTTAACCCACCCTAGCGCCGCCCAAAGCACGAGCAGCAGAAACGCATATACCACACAGCCGATCAGGCCGATCTCGAAGATCAGGAATGCCGCGTCTTCCCACGTCATTCGACCATCTCCCGCAGCACTTCACGCTGGATCACCGCCGACGCGAGTGCGAGGTCCCCAATCTTCATGTCCGTCCATGCCGAGACCAGCGATTTATCGGACTTCCATTTTATAATCATGACGACACTCTCGATCTCGTCTGCGTGTTCAAGCTGGTTCGCCAGCATGATCTTCGGCGTTAGCTTGACACCCGGTAGGCGCACAACCTTCAACGTCACCGGACAATCGGGCCGCCGAGCGCATTGCTTTGCGTCAGCTGCATCCCGCCTCCGGCTTTCGCCTGCGCGGCCTGGGCCTTCATCATGGCCGCCGCCGCGGGCGCTGCCTGGATCTGTTCTTGACGCGCCGCCGCCTGCGCGCGGGTCTGGCGCTTGAGCGCGACCTGCTGCTCGCTCGACATCCACGACGGCGGGACACCATTGATGTCCTGCGCGATCTCCGGGATGGCCGTGTCAAAATCAAACGGGTCGAGCAAGCTCGGGTCTTGCGTGATGTTCACGAGTTCCTTCACCATTTCCACAGAGCGGAAGAAGCCCGCGGCTTCCTGCGCCCGCATCGCTCGGGCCAGGGGTGAAGTGTACGTGACGAGATATTCGCCGCCGGCCTCGCGCAGGATGGGCGGCATGGGCGGCAGGAGACGCTGGGCGGCGAGAACGTCGATCTCGCGCGTAATCATGGGGCCGAGGTATTCGGACTGCTGGCGGCCGACAGTCGGCGCGAGCAGGATGCCTTTCTCGTTGGTGCGCTCGATCACTTCGGTCGCCGTCATCTGCGGCGTTTCCGTCATGATCTGGAACAGGGACACCAGGAAGGCATCCATGATGATGGCTTTTTCTTCCGCCATCATCTCCTTGGAAATCTGAATTTCGCCAGTGGGCAGAACATGCACCATCGGGCGCCCGTCCACATTGACGCCGCCCTTGTTCAGCGCGCCGGGGCGCAGGCTGAAATCGGTGATGCCGTCGTCCGCGGTGAGCAGCACCGGGTCGGCGGCGCGGTGGCCTTGCTTCAGGAACGTGGTCTTTTCGGCGTTCAGCGTCTTGAGCGCGGGCAGGACCATCATCGCCGGCGAGCGGCCATAGGTCTCGCTGGGCGCCTGCTCGTAGCGCGACACGGCAATCGGGAACGCGCGGTAGCCACCTTCGCTCAAGAGCGTGCGCCCTTCGAGCGAGATGTAATAGGATGCCCACGGCTTGCCCTTCTCGTCGAGGCGCTCCGGGTCATAGTCGCTGCGCGGGCAGATGCGATGCAGGAAGTTGAACAGCATCTCGCTATTCTGCTCCAGCGGCGCGCGAAGCTGCTGCGGGATCTTGTCGCCCCACTTCTGGTAAGCCTGGCGCGCGGTGAGGCGGAACCAGCGACACACGCCGTCCACAAGCTTCTGGTGGTTCTCGTGGTAGAACAGCTCGCCGAGCGGCATGGCCATGTAGCGGATGCCCTTGGTCTGCTGGAACTGCGTGCCGTCGAACTCGTCGATGAACATGCCCGAGTTGCCATAGGCGCCGAGATTGCGGAAACACATCTGGTTCTGCGAAGCAAAGTTCGCATAAGGCGCGTAGCGGTACTTGAACAGGATGCGCGTCACCTGCTCGAAGTACAGGCGCACGTCGCGGTTCTTGTTCAGATAGTCGTCGTTGGCCTGGAGCCCGTGCCACATCATGTTGCGCGGCGTGAGCAAGCTGTCGCAGATGGCGGCGAACTTGGACAGCGCCATCATGCCGGTGGCATCGACCTGGCGGTCGGTCTTCTTCATGCCCTGCCAGTTGAAGTCGCCATACTGGAAGGTGTTGCGGGAGTTCACGTCGATCAGCTGCGCGACTTCTTCCCATTGGGTGCCGAAGGTCGAGCGCATCATCACGAGCTGGTTGAACTCGCGCAGGCTCTCGTGGATGACTTCATCCTCGCGCGAGGTCGGGGAGATTGGGCCGCTGGTGCTGTACTGGTTGGTGCTCACGTTACTGGCCCCCGAAAAGCGATTGGACTGCACCACCCATCATTGGCGACTGCGGCGCGAACGACGCCGATTTCTTCTTGCGCTCGCTTTCCATGGCTTGCGCCTGGGCCACGAGTTGAGCGCCGAGCCCGAGATCCATGATCGCGCCGGCCGCTTTCATCGGGTCGAGCCCATCGTTCTTCGGATTGGTTGCGCTCATGCGTCGCTCTCGAAAAAGATGCCGGGGCGGGGGAGTGCCCCGGCGAGTTGAACCAGATCCTAGATGTCGAGCGATCCCTGCCCGGTTTCGGTTTCGGGAGCACCGACATGCTCGGCATAATCGACGAAGGCGTGTGTGAGGAAGCCGCCGGTCTTGGTGGGCTCATAGCGCACATCCACCACTAGAGGCCGTTCGCCATCGGCAATCCCGAGGCTATCGAGCACCGAGGCCTTCACCAGTTCCGGCATCTTTGACGCTTTCACAGCGGCAGTGGCTTGCGCTTTCGTCGGCGCGAGAATGGTCACGTTGGGCATTTGGGATTTCCCTCATGGATTGCGGAGAGCAACAATATTACTCCCCAAAGAGCGGGAAGTCTACCCCGTCCGCGATAGCCCCACTTTTGCGCTTGGTGAACACGTTTCCGAGCACTGCGGGGGTGGCAAAGCGTTTCATCATAATGGCCACCCGAAGCGCCGAGAGGATGTCGTCCTTGAGCTTTACGATCAGGCCGTCCTTGCGGTGGTAGAGGCGAAACTCCTCGAAGAAATCCGACAGGTGCGAGGCGACCTTCAGGCGTCCGGTCGCGAAGCGTTCATCCATCTCGAAGATGCCCGCTTCAGTGCTCACGCTGCCATCGGGCCATGTCGCATGGTGCGGCAGCATCGCCAGGCCGTGCCCGCGGTACTGCGCCGCCAGTTGGTCGAGCGAACCTTTGTCGCGCTGATTGCCGTCCTGCGGCCATGCGACCTTCACGCTCCGGCCGGTGATCTTCATGGCCGCGGCGTGCTGGAGTGGTTTCTGGTCGGCGATACGCAGCGTGTTGTGGACGTGGATGACATCGTTGTCTTTGTCCCAGAGGATCAGCACCGCGGCGAACGGGTGGTCGATCCCGAAGTCCACGCCCCAGAGCTTCACCCAGGACCGCGGCACGTCTTCGATCATCGGCTCGCTCACCGCGTCGTCCGAGTATTGGAAGATGCGGCCAGAGCCGAGCATCGGCGTGCCCTTGGTGCGAGCGTCGCGCTCGTGCGCCGGATAGCTTGCTATGATCTTGGCGCGCTCCTCCGGCGAGATGTGCAGCGCGTCTTCGATGGTCATAGTGACGCTGGCGCGGTCTGGGCTTTCTTCGTTCAGGAAGCGCATCACCACCGACGACATGCCCATGAGCGGGGTGAAGGTCATGTACACCATGCCACCCGTCGCGTTCGTGCGCGTGATGGCTTCGGTGTAAATTTCCATGTCGGGTTCTTCGTCGAGCCACACGACATCCACCGTGTCGCCCTGAAATTTTTTCCGGCCCTGCTCATACGACTTGAACTTCAGCACCGAGACGCCGCCGCTCACATGACGAACCTGGATGGTGTCGTAGGCATCGGTCACGCCGCGCGCCAGGGACGGAGTATCGACGAACAGGTGCTTCGGGATGTAGCCGGTGCCGAGCGCGTTCTCGACGCCGGGCTCGCCGCAGAGTTTCTTCTGCTGCGTATCGCGGACCAGAGTTGAACCTTCACCGCACGCCCACGCCTTCACCGGCCTCGCCCATCGCCGCCCCTTCCAGTCTTTCGGGTAGAGCCCGGTCAGGTGGTAGACCATCTCGACGGCGCCGGCCTCGGTCTTACCCAACTGGTTCCCGGCCATGAGCAGTCGCTCGCGCTTCGTCGCGCCGAGTTCAAAGAACTCGACCTGCTTGGCGTAGGGCGTGAAGAACTCGATCTTGCGGAAGTTCTTCCGCTCGAGCGCGGCTTCCAAGGTCGCGGCGATGTCGGCGAGGTTCTGCCGGCGCTCGGCCGCGGTGTGTGGTGCTGCTTTGCTCACAGGAGATCCTCCAAGCCCGCGGCCGGGTCGAATGGCGCCGCCAGTTCCTTGGGTTTCACTTCCTCGAACTCAGCTTCGACGATGTTGCCAAGCAGCGCCTTGTGGTCGATGCCGAGCTGCGCCGCCATAGAGGCGATGCGGTCGATGATGGCCTTCTCATCGCTGGAGTTCTGGACCGTGACCTTGTGCTCCGTCACCACCATCAGTCCGGAACGGTCGAGCAATTCCTTCGCGGCGTGGAAGCGGTGCTTGTGCATGGTGTCACCGGCGATCTCCATGAGGACACTGGCGCCGAGCAGCGCGCCGGAGCGGATGCGGCGGTCGGCGATTTCTTTCAGCGCCTCCAGTATCCGCGGATCATGGGCCAGGCGGTAGGCGGTCGTGCGGATAGTCTGGTCCGTCCCGGTGTACCCCGCCGACCGGGCCGCCCGGGCGTGGTTGTGCCCCCCGGTCTCGGCCAGGCACATGACATACTTTTGTTGCTTTTTGGTGAGCCGCTCCATGGCCGGACCCGGTTTCCCGATGTCCGCCGCCGGGACCACCGCTTTCTTTTTTCCCACTGCGCCTTGGCATATTCGTGCGCACCTAGGTGATTAGGCGCAATTTTATTTCAATAGCTTGCTATGTAAAAAGACCGGGGTGGGTGCCGGCGTACCCCCGCTTGCCCATGCCCGCATTTAGGTGCGCCCCCACGTTCTCGCACGCGCCGATTTCCGCGGCGGCAACCCCTAG